TGTGATTCCAGCCGCCGTTGTCGTGGATCGCGCCGTCGTCGTCCTCTTTCCAGATCGAGTAGACGACGCAGACGTGCTGAATCTCGGTTCCCATGTCCACCTCGAGCGCGTCGAACGCGTCGAGGGCGCGTAGGAGGGTCTGTCTCGCGTCGCTGAGAGGCTCGTCGGTCACGCGGCCGGGGGCGCCGGTGCGGGCGCGGGCGGGCCGGCGTGCCGGTCAAGGATCGCGGAGAGTTGCGCGAACGCGTCTCCGGTCTGCGCGGCGGCCTTCCACCGTTCGACGTCCTGTTGCGTGACGCCGGGGATGCGCGTCCAGAGCTCCTGCGCCGGGACGCCGAGCATCTGTGCGAGCTTGCCGAGGCCGTCGATCGTCGCGGCGAACGTGCGCGCGCTCGTGTCGCGCCACACGACTTCGCAGTCGTCCGGAACCTTTTCCTTCTGGTAGACGCCGACGAGGCCGAGCATCTGCTCGTGCGACTCGCCGAGAAGCGTCTTCCGCTCGTCGACCTTCCGGTCGTGGCCTGCTTCCGCTGCGGCGAGCGCCTCCGCGGAGAGATTGACGAGCTCGCCGACGAGTTCGTGGACCGGGGTCTGTGACAGCGTCGCCGCGTACCGCAGCGTCGCCTGCCGGCTCTCGATGTACCCGTCGAGGCTCGTCTGCTCGAACTCGCCGAGCGTCATCTCGCTCGGGTCCTCATCGAACGTCCAGAGTTGCGACGCGGCGGCCTTCATCTTCTGCGCTTCGTCGCTAGGAACCCAGCCGATCGCCCACCGCTGACGGAACGCTGAGTACCACTGTGCGACGAGCAGCCCGAACGATGTGAGGTCGGCCTGATCCTGCAGATCCATGAGCTGTGCGATCTGGCCGCGCATCGGCTTCGCGACCGAGCCGGACACGAACGCGTTCCCGTCCGGTTCGACGTCGTCGTCGCAGTCGAGGTCGTCCTCGTCGAGATAACGGACGACCGGGGTGACGCCGGCGCCGTGCTCGCTGGTATCGACGAGTTGCCAAACGGTGCCGCTGCCGTCCTGTGTGCGCGCGCTGCGGCGCGACTCCGACAGGAAGTAGATGGCCTTATCGTCGTAGAGGCGCCAGAGCCCGCCGCCTCTGCGCTCGAGCGCGTACTCCGGCCAGTCCGGGTCATCGCCGTACATCGCGACCATCGACCTCGGTGACACGCCCCGGATCACGGGAACGGGATCGCCGGGAACCACGACCGCGTAGGAAGCTCCGTACGCGAACGCTGCCCGGTGGATGCCCTGTTGCCGCGCGTCGAGCTTGTTCTTCTGCCACACATCCCAGACCGGAGACGCTGAGCCGTCCATCGTCGTGAACCCGTCCACATAGAGCGACTGCGCGAGCGAGTCGAGAACGATCGGGCAGATGTTGATCCTGGCGATTCGCGCCATGACGCGCACTTCGCGCGGCGTGGACGAAGGGATCACGGCGGGGATCTGTTGCACGCCCTTCCAGTAGCGGCGGACAAGGTCGAGTTGCGGGCGCTCCTCCTGATGCTGCTCTTTCAGCGCCTTCGCCTGCTCGATCGCTTGACTCTCCGAGAGCATCGGGCCTCCTAGATGAACGTCGCCTCGCCGCTGCGCTTCCGCTTGTGCTTCCCGCTCGCGAGGACGAGCCTGCGCGCCATCCGCGCGAGCATCGTCGCCGGCACGGCGTCGATCTTCCGTTTCGACTGGCGGTGCTCTTTCCCGACCGTGACGCCCCACGCGTTCGGCCGGCGGCGCGCGTTCGCGAAGTGCTGCGCGACACGCTTGTCACCGTCATGCTGGAACGCCTTCTCGACGATCTCGTCGTGGAGTCGCTCGATCTCGATCGTCGCGTCCTTCTGGTGGCCGCGCATGTCCCACGCGATCGCGTGCTTCGCAGTCGCCTTGATCAGGAGCTCTTTGCCGAAGTCGTTCGCCCACGCATCGACGTAGGACTCCCATTCGGCGAGATCCGAGAAGTACGCGAGCACCGAGTACCGCTCGAACGCTTGCCGGACGGTGCCGTCGATGATGTCGCGCGGCGCTTCGCCCTGATGCTCAGCCGGATCCCAGACGCCGAGCGTGAACGTGTACCCGTCCGAGAATCGGCATCCGATCAGTGCGCAGTGGTCGTCGCTCTTCGACCCGTCGAAGCCGAGCGTGATCTCCTCGCCCTCCTCGAGGACGATCGGAGTCTTCACCTTCAGTCTGGCGTATTCGTGCGGCGCGATCCACGCGTCCTCGGCAGCGACGATCTGGTTCAGATAGAACCGCCGCGACGTCGACACGCTGTTGCGCGTGTCGTAGATCTCTTCGATGTGACGGTCGAGGTCGAGCCAGATCGAGTCGCCACGGGCAGCCGCGAGACCGGCGCGGAGCTGCAGTTCGTCGGCGAGCTCTAGTTCCGGGGGCGCCGCGAGCGAGTCGTAGAGGAACCCGGTCGCCCGGGATTTTCCCTGGTCGATCGCGAGCCACGGCTCGAAGTCGTGCTCGGCGTCCGAATCCTCTCCGGGCTCGTGAGCGTTACTGATGGCGAGGACCCGAGATGATCCGTCGCGGCTCTTCGTCGCGTTACGGGCGATGACCTTCGACATCTCGTGCCCGTCGTTGTTCAGAAGCCAGTGCTGCGTCTCGTTCTTCAGGGTGAACGAGGCGCGCGGACCCTCAAGGGCGCGCGGCGAACTCGTCACTGCCTCGAGGCGACACTTCCCGCCGTGCGCGTACAACAGCTCTTTGCCGAGGTCGATCCGGTACTCGCTGATCGCGTCATCCGAGAAGAGCCCCGGAAAGAGCGTCATCGTGTTGCGCGTCTGATCCTTCGCAACCGCCGCGGTCAGAACCCACGAGGCCGGATGCTCAACCACGACGGGATCGCCGTCGGCGTCCCAGCCGGCGAACCGGCAGGGACCGACGAACTCGGTAGCGCACAACGTCGCGCCGACCGGGTCCTTGCCCCAGCCCTTGACACGACGCAGCATCCCGCTCCGGTAGACGAAGCGGCCGTTCTCGTCGACCGCGTACCACCAGAGGATGAAGCGCATCTGCTCGTCGGTGTAGTTCCACGGCCTCCCCGCGTCATCGCCGTCAGGCTGGCGGAGATACGTGCTCGTCCAGCCGAGAACCTCCCAGCCGAGCGTCCGCTCCGGGATGATCCACTCGCCGTTCTTATCGCGCTGCCACGTCGGCCCGATCGCTATCGGCTCGACGGTCGGCGGCTTACGCTTTCTTGCCACCGACGGCGAGGCGTTTCTTGTAGTCGGCGATCGCCGTGACGGCCGCCGGTTCGCCCTCCTCCTGGCCGCGGTCGATCTCCAACCGGACGCGCCGGCGCTCACCCTCGGTCGTGAGGAGGTCGCCCATCCCAGCCCAGACCGTCGCGAAGAGGACGGAGCTGAACTTCGTCTGTTTCAGATTCTTCGACATGACCGCAGCGAGGACACGCGCGGCCGCCCAATCAGACGGCTCGTAGAACTGCGACTGCCCCGACTGCGCCAGCGACGCGTACCACTCACGCGCGAGCTCGTGCCAGTTCGGATCAGCGGGCGGCACCGGGACGGGGCCGATCCCCTTGATCGGGACGACTTGCGGCTTCGATTCCTTGTTGCGGCGCCGACGCTCGCTCGAGCGCTTCGGCACGGGGCCGCCTCTGCCGGGTTTGCCTGCCATCGGGCCTCCTGGGCTCGAGGGGTTCGCGCGCCTCCTGGGCGCGCGCAAAGGGAGCGGGCTCGGAATCGAACCGAGAGCCGACGGGTTATGAGCCCGAGGCCGTCACCAAGACTCCCGCACGTTCTACGCGGCGACGGGCAGCTCGCCGGCTGCCTGCGCGCGCACGAAATAGACCCTGTCGCTCGGGTAGAGCGCGGCGACGATGAGATCGGCCGGCTCGATCTCCCCTTCGCGAGCCACGCGGCGGGCGGCCTGAAGCCGCTGCTCGCGCGGGATCTCGGTCAGCTTCACGGCTAGGAGGCCGTGCGTCTTCGCCATGTCGGTCACCGCCTGAAGAGATAGCTCCGCTATACAGCCGGAGCCCATCGCCGGTAAGGGCCTCCGCCGAAGCGGGCAACCGGATGGTTGCGCACGGGTCGGACAGCGTTCAGCGACCTCAAGACCCGTACACGATCTTCGCTGCTATGCCAGCGGTCGCCCGGCGTGCGGCGGAGGGGGGCCCCCCCTCCCGCGAGCTCGGGCGCGCGCCGTGCTCGCGGCCGTACTCGAACGGCGGCCGGGCGCGTACGCCCGAAGGGGTCTAGTCCACGGGAGGGCGCCACGGCCGCCGCGCGTGGCG